ATGGGTTATACCTAATACAGGTATAGTTCCTAAGAGTTTTAATTGGATTGATTTTATTCAACTCATAGATTCTTGCCCCACTGATATACCTAAAGGTGCAGAACAATTAAAATTCTATCAACATGACAAACAATCTATTGAATTACGACGATTAGAAAAACGTAATTCAGCTCCTCAGTTCTGTAAGCAAATTATAGCTGAGTTAAAAAAAGTCTTTACTAAAAATCAAATAACTTGTATAGCCTTCTCTTGTTTTACTAAAGAAGGTAAAAGCTTTTCTATTCATAAAGATAAGATGGATGTCTATTATCTACAAGTATTAGGCACTGTACGCTTTGAATTATGGGAACAAACTAACGATAGTTTAGGTCCTGTATTATCCGCTAGTGGTTTAACGAATGCAGAGATAGATGCAAACTTTAGACGATTCTTTTATAGAGATATGATGCCAGGAGATTTTATTTGGGTACCACGAGGTACCTTTCATAAAGTAATACCTTACGAATCACGAGTAGGTATGTCTTTTGGTGTCGAAGGTAATCCCAATCCAAAAGATTACATTTAAGCTTGACCTTTTTTAAAAAGTAACTATAATATAGTATAAATAAATTCGAACGTGCTCTTAGGAGGCGTTCATGACCTTGCTTATTAAGTCAAAAGGAGGAACATATGACAGGCGTAAGAAGTTTATTCCCACGTGCAAGTTTTGTTGGGTTCGATCACTTTCTATCAGAGATAGATACTGCAGCAAAACAAGCAATCGATAATTATCCACCTCACAACATTGTTAAGACATCTGAGAAAGATTATCAGATCGAATTAGCAGTAGCTGGTTTTTCATTAAACGAGTTAAATGTTGACGTGTTGGGTAGAACACTCACCGTTGAGGGTGATCATATCTCTAAAGGCAGAGAATATATTCATAGAGGTATCTCTACGAAGAAATTCAAAAGAGTCTTTAGGCTGTCCGAGTATACACATGTAACTGGAGCTGATCTAGTTGAAGGATTATTAGTAATTAAGTTAGAATTAATCCTTCCAGAAGAGAAGCGTCCTCGCAAGATTAATATTAATCCAACTAAACGCGAGGAAACGAAAAGTGGAAAAGTTAAAATTGATGGCTAATCACAATGCCGTTAGAGGAACAGTTGAAGTAGGTGTCGTTATGACAGTCTCTGCAGCTTTACCTTTTATTGCTTTGTATTTTGCCTAATACATCCTTTCACCGGAGGCATATATAATTTATGTCTCCGGTTGAAACTAAAGTACAAGCCTACATGATTATGGATTTTAATAATCCTGTATCAGTAGAATACTCAGAAAGATCTCTAGCTACTTTTAAACCAGTAGAACACCTTATTAATATCTCACGTGTACAATGTACGATACCTGATGATTTAGTTTATATTGCTGGCACTAAAGATCAATATGGAGCCGGTCCTGGTATACAAGTAGATGATTTAATGTTATTCTTCCCTGAATACTATAAATCTAAATCGAGAAAATATTCCGAATCAGAAAAGGCAGGATACGTATCTCATATTAAATTATGGATGCGACAAGCCGCTTCACCAAAACGATTTATAATCATGGAACACGATGCCTTTCTAAGAGACGTATCACTATTTGAAAAACAATTACAATATATTTTAAATGATAAGAATAAAGAACAAAAAGATCTTTACGCTTATTGGAATGTAGGTATTGCTATTGAATGTTATTCTTTACATCGCAAATTAGCACAATACATACAATGGACTATGACTCGTACAGAAGATCCATGGAATCATTTAGGTTTAGGTCCCATGGGTTTATTATATAAACATAGTTCGTATTGGAATACTCTATATCCTGCAGATGGTTTTAATAATAAATTAACTAATGGAGAAGATGCTCCTGTAACACAAATGTATTCACCACGATTAGGTATTACATTAGATCATACTATTAATAATAACAAATTTCATAATCTACCTAATTTACAGAGAATAGATTAATGTTTTACTATAAGCTATTTGAAAATTTTATAGATGTAACTCCGTATCAGGAGTTCATTATGCAACATCCACAGAAAGAAAAATACTTTAATAAAAGTAATACTATTATCGATGATTTACATATACAGTTGATGGATAGCATAGGTAAAATATTTGAAACTGAATTATTACCTACCTATGCCTTCTTTAGAAAATACACTCAAGGTATGGAATTAAAACCTCATAGAGATAGAGAGTCTTGTGAGTTCTCAGCTTCATTATGTATTGACAGTACAGTACATTGGCCACTCTATTTTATTCATCATAGTAATCCTAATAATGATGAGGCTACTCCAGTTTACACTAAACCAGGTGATATTATTTTATATCGAGGTATGATAGCGCGACATTGGAGATTACCATTAACGGAGTCTGGTTATCAACATCAGCTCTTTCTACATTATATAGATAAACATGGTCCCTATGCAGATGAAGTTGGTGATGACAAGTATAGAGAATACATGCGACAAAAGGCTGTACATCCTACCTAAAATAAGTTATAATAATTACTATGTTATATCATAAGCCCTGGACTCATATGATTGTCGATGACTTTTTACCTCAAGAAGTATATGAGGTATTAGAGAATATAGCTTGTCAACCTATGAGACTGATGATTGATGATTTACATATACCCTCTAATTCTTATAATCCAAATAAAGTAAGATTACAAAAAGAATCTAAAGTATATCTAGCTAATGTAGAAGATATTATGAAAATCTATAAACCCCTATTTAGAATTAAGTTAGTAGAAGCTTATAGAGAATTGACTAATATTAAAAGAGTACCAGATACTTATAACGTGGAACTTAATTTTGCAACTAGAACTAAAGATTATATACCTGATATACATTTTGATGCATATGATAAGATTATATCAGGAGTCGTATACTTTATGGAAAATGAATTAGAAACTAGCGGTACTACACTATATGATTGTGACTTAAATAGTTATTACGTAGAACCTAAACGCAATAGAGCTTTATTGTTTGTTGCTCATTCAGGAGATCTAAAACCACATGCTCCTGGATATAATCCTTTTACTTACCGTGTTACTTTAAATGCTAATTTAAGAGGCCCGATACAGGATGGTAACTTTGATAATGAAGCTAATAAAAAAATAATGGAGGGATTACGTGAAAGACTTTCATCGAGACCTAATTAATTTTCCAGAACTGGAACAAGTAAATGCTAAAGAAGGACTTCGATACTATATTCGAGAAGGTTCTGATATTAAGTATCCATCAGTCACCACAGTCTTAAATTTAAAGACCGCTAAGTTTATTATGGCTTGGCGTAAGAGAGTTGGCGAAGAAGAAGCTAATCGTATATCCACACGAGCAGCTAATCGTGGAACAGCTGCGCATAATTTAATAGAAAAGTATATCAAAGGTGAACCAGCAGAAGCTAAGTTACCTTTACATTTAATGCTGTTTGATAACTTTAGAAGATTCGCTGATGAACATCTGAATAATATAAGAGTGATTGAAGGCCGTATGTTTTCTGATCATTTAAAAGTAGCTGGTACAGCAGATATTATAGCAGAGGTAGATGGTGAACTAGCTATAGTAGATTGGAAGACTTCTGCTAAGAAGAAGACTAAATCTCAGATGGATAACTATTATATGCAACAAGCTGCTTATGCTGTAATGTTTGAGGAAAATACTAGAATTCCTGTATCTAAGTTAGTAACCGTAGTATCTACTGAAGAAGGAGATATACAAGTAGTAGAAGAGCGTAGAGATCGGTGGATAGGCCAGTTTAGAGAGCTTAGAGAACGGTATTTTGAGATATACAATATATAAGTCATTGATTTTATTAGAAACTTTGTTGGAAAAATGTTGGGTTTACGGCTTGACATTAGATGTGAAATCAGTTAAAATAAATATATTAAATAGGAAATTGGAGAGAAAATGAAAGAGTACAAAGTTTATCAAGTTAAAGTAACAACTGAAGAAACAGCTAAAATTAACGTTGACGGATGGGGCGCTTTTGATTGGTGCAAAGATTTTCTAAATAATTCTTGGAAACCAACAGTAGATACTTATAACGCTTTGGCTTCAAGATTCGAACACGTAGGTAACATTGTAGCTTCTAACTTAGAAGAGTGTTTCGTAATTAGCAATACTTATCAAGAAGAAAGAATTGTTAAGCTTGCTAAAATGCATTCTTTATCAATCGGTGATGTGTTAGAAGAACCTACTGGTGAAAGATTTGTAGTTGAACCTTATGGTTTCTTAAGAGTAGCATAATGGTAGATATAGGCGAATATGGATCAACGTTAGACGTAAGAACTCTAACTTTATTATTTCGTATGTCTCATAATATGGATGCAGTGTACAATCGTCTTGAGAAGATGGATAAAGATTTACAAAAGCTTCAGGATGAAGTAGAATCATTACATTATAAATTAAACGGGAGAAAATAATGGATATGAAAATGTTAGTCGAAACCTTTCGACGTATGACGGTAAACGATATGGATGCGTTTGCTAAGGCAGCAGTGTTTGACGGTATTGGAACAGATATCGAATTTGCATTGCATGTAGCTCAATTAGAAAATTGTGGAGTAGATGATGATTAATCTAGAAACTTATGTATCAGCGGTATGGAACGCTAAAACATTACAAGAAAAGAAAACAGCTATGCTTAATCTTATTGACATCAGTCATGCTAAAGCAGATACTAAAAGAAAAGCTGTAGAGAATGTAAGTAAAGCTTATAGTACGGATCAAATAGATTCTTATGCTACTAACTATATGTTCTCAGGAGAAGGTAACAAAGTTATCAAATAGGCTTGACATCTAAGCCAAAAACCGTTATAATTATCTTATATAGTTTGGGAGAACAATATGAGTAAAGGATCTAAAAGAAGACCATCAAAGGTTGCCGAGGCTGATTTCTCAGTTAATTGGAATCGTATCTTTAAAAATAAAGCAGAACAAGATGCTACTGTTAAACAATCTTTTGAAGAAGAGATTTGTTTCTGTGGTATAGTAGATTGTCCTGATGCTTACAGTCATTGGACTCAAGGAGTTTAATATGGCTATGCATCTATCTAGGCATTCTATGCTGCGTACTAAAAGACATACTATTAAAAGAACTAAAGCTAATCTTGCTAAATGGGCTGAAGATTGGAAGCAACATAATAAGAGAATGAAGTCTTATCAGATTCATGATATGATTATGGACTTTGAAACTTATATTAAGTATCGTCATGGGCTTATGCCTAAACCTAAAGCAAGTTTCGGTGGAGGTGGTAATTATCTAGAGTATCGTAATTCTACTAAACATATACCTAGTTTAAATTCTAGTAATCAGTGGGCTCCAGCTTTAAGAAAAGAACAGCATCAATATACAGGTGATAATTTACTAGGTATTGGTACTATGCATAAATCTAATATGGTACCTATATTTAAATCAGACGCTGACTATGCAAAAGATATTGCAAAAATGCGTAGATAAAACTTTTAAAATAAGTTATAATAAGTTATGGAATTTTATACGTCAGTAGCTAAATGGGGTAATCAAATACTCTATCGAGGATACGAAGGTACTAAACGAGTATCTAAGAAGTTACCTTTTGCTCCTACTCTCTTTATCAATACTGAGAAAGCTACTGGCCGGTATAAGACTCTAGACGATATACCAGTAGAGCCTATTGAATTTGAAAATATGAAAGAGGCTAATGAATTTATTAAACGTTATCAGTATATAGATAACGTTAAGGTATATGGTAATGAGAATTTCATAGCACAATTTATTGCTAATCGTTTTCCAGAAGACATTCAATATGATCCTACTGTTGTTAATATTATGACAGTAGATATAGAGGTACAATCTGATGAAGGGTTTCCGCATCCTCGAACTGCTGCTAAGCCTGTATTAAGTATTACTTGTAAAAGCAATCAAGATCAAGTATTTCATGTATGGGGTTATGGAGATTATGATACTCACAAATCTGAATTAGATGTAAAGTATTATCCTTGTAAATCAGAAGCTCATCTATTACAATCTTTTCTAGATTATTATAAAGCGCATACACCTGATGTTATTACAGGTTGGAATGCACGATTCTTTGATATACCTTATCTAGGTAATCGTATTAGTCAAATCATATCAGAAGACGCTGTGAAGATATTATCTCCATGGGGCTTGATTCGTTTTAGAGAAATTCCTTTTATGAATAAGACTGAAACGGTTATGGAGACTACCGGAGTAGAACAATTAGATTACCTAGACTTATTTAGAAAGTTTGCTTATAGTTTTGGTCCACAAGAATCTTATAGATTGGATCATATTGCTAATGTAGTATTGGGTGAACAGAAGATTGACTATTCTGAATTTGGAACATTGAACTCTTTATATAAAAATAACTTTCAAATGTTTATAGACTATAATATAAAAGATGTAGATCTAGTTGATAAGTTAGAAGAGAAATTAGGTTTGATTAGTCTTGCACAGACTATGGCTTATCGTGGAGGAGTGAATTATTCTGATACGTTTGGTACTACTCAAATATGGGATTCTATTATATACCGAGAAGCTTTAAAAAGAGATGTAGTGATTCCACCTAGACGCGATGCTATCAAGAGTCAGTTTCCTGGTGGTTATGTAAAAGAACCGCAAGTGGGTTTACATGAATGGGTAGTATCATTTGATATTAATTCACTATATCCTAATACCATTGTACAATTTAATATGTCTCCTGAGACTATTGTACCATCAGCGAGATTAGAATTACCAGAGATTGATACACTCATAGAAACCGAGACACCTATTACCGATGGGCCTTATGCAGTAGCAGCATCAGGAGTTAGCTTTAGAAAAGATAAGCAAGGTATTATTCCTATTATCATTACTCAGTATTATGCTGAGCGAGTAGAGATTAAGAATAGATTATTTGAAGCTAAGAAAGAATACAATAAAGGTAGAACTAAACGATTAGAGAATGAAATCTATACTTTGAATAATAGACAGATGGCTATTAAGATTTTGATGAACTCTTTATATGGTGCGCTAGGTAATAATTACTTTAGATATTTTGATCATCGTATAGCATTAAGTATTACTACTACTGGTCAGACATCTATTCGTTGGGCAGAGCGATATGTGAATGCTGAAATGAATAAGCTATTAAAAACAAATAATGTAGATTATGTAATAGCTATTGATACAGATTCATTATACATTCGTATGGCTGAAATAGTAAAGAAATTTAATCCTAAAGATCCTGTGAGCTTTCTAGATAAGATTTGTAAAGAACATTTCGAGCCGCTGATTACTGAAGCATATAATAAGTTCTTTAATAAATTTAATTGTTATCAAAATAGAATTGAAATGGCTCGAGAAGTCATAGCTGATAAAGGTATCTTTATTGCTAAGAAAAGATATCTATTAAATGTATGGAATAGTGAAGGCGTACAATATGATGATGCACAATTAAAGGTAATGGGAGTAGAAGCAGTGAAGTCTTCTACTCCTGCGGTCTGTAGAGATAAGATGAAAGAAATCTTTAAAGTGATTATAGAACAAGGACAAGATGCTACACAACAATTCATAGCAGACTTTAGAAAAGAATTTAAAGCCTTGCCTCCAGAAGATGTATCCTTTCCAAGAGGATGTAATATCAAAGAATGGGCACATACTAGTGGCTCTGAACTCTATAAGAAAGGTACTCCTATACATGTTCGAGCTGCTTTACTATACAATCATCATGTCAAGATTAATAATCTTGCCAACCAATATGAATTAATAAATACTGATTTTGAAAAGATTAAGTTTTGTTATTTACGTATGCCTAATCCCATTATCGAAAATGTAATAGGATTTCCTACTTGGTCTACTTTACCTCAGGAGTTAGGATTACATCGATATGTAGATTATGATATGCAATATGATAAAGCTTTTGTAAAACCATTAGAGCCTATTTTAGATGCATTAGGCTGGACAGTAGAGAAACAATTTACGTTGGAGGCTTTCTTTGTTTGATATATCTCATTTAGTACCACCTCGAGCTGATGGCTGGGGGTATCTTCCTAATTCACAGGAAATATATAACATACTACATACTATTAAGGATGATCTTAATCCTAAACAAATATTAGAGATTGGTTTTAATGCAGGTCATTCTTCTACTTATCTATTAGATACTTACACGGACGCTACAGTTACAGCTATTGGTCCTTCACCTAAAGGAGATAATGAAAAGACTCTGCAACAGAAATATGGCAATCGGTTTGTCTTTTTATTAGGTAGAACCGATGAAGTGTATGATCAAATAGTAGCATTGGAAGCTGCTGGACAAACTTCTCCTTATGCATTACAACCACATACCTTTGACTTTGCTTTTATAGATGGACATCATAATATGCCTTGGGTATTTTGGGACGTATGGTTTTGTACTCAACATCTACATATACCTTATATACTTATGGATAATACTGATCAGCCTCAAGTAAGAGAAGTAGCAGAAAGGATTATGTGTTTAAGAAATGTAAAAGACTGGGAATATTTTAACACTTGGAAAAATGTTAGAAAGCAAAATAAATTATCTTTGTATAAGTTTTGATGGACATTGCAGAAGATTTACTATATAATAATAATATGTATTCTTTGACTATCTTTAAAAATCGTTTTGATAATAAGACGCATCGTACTATGTCATTTCGTGATTGGTCAGAGTTTGAAAAATTATTATATGATCTATCTTCACAGCCAGGAAGTAAAAAAGTATCACCTTTGATATCTCCTTCTTTATATCAACCTGATACTACTCGTGCTAATGCTAACGTAGTATTATGGAATCATTGGTGTTGTATGGATGTAGATGATTTCGAATGTACAGCTGCTGATATTAAATCAAAAGTACAAGCTATAGTAGGTAACTATTACTTTGTATGTTATAGTACAGCTTCTTCTACTGAAGATGCTCCTCGCTTTCGTTTAGTCTTTCCTTTAACAGAAGTAGTAGAGAATGCACGTATTAAACATTTTTGGTTTGCTTTAAATAATGAGATAGCTGGATTAGCAGATAAGCAAACAAAAGATTTATCTAGAATGTTTTATGTACCTGCACAATATCCTGATGCTTATAATTTTATTTGGACGTCTGAAGGCGAGTTTATGAATCCTGATGCTTTAATGGCTAAATGGCCTTATGCAGAAGTAGAAGGTAAAACCTTTTTAGATAGGTTACCAGAAGTGTTGAAAAAGCAAGTAGTAGAATATCGTAAGAATAGTTTAGATAATACTGAATATACTTGGACTAGTTATAGTGATTGTCCTTTCTTTCCTAAGAAGCTGGCAGCTGAGTATCAAACTATTAACAATACAGGTTGGTATCGTAAGATGTATCAAATTATGATTGCTACTGCAGGTAATGCTATTAAAGCTGGATATCCTATTACGGCTAGAGAAGTATCTGAAATGTGTTATCAGTTTGATCGCGATACAGGTAATTGGTATGAGAATAGACCTATGGAGCGAGAAGCAGATAGTGCTATTGAATGGGTATATAGGAATAGTTAATGGCTTTGATGTTAGCAAATAATGAATGTTTTATACATATTCCTAAATGTGGTGGAGCATCTGTATGGGAATCTTTTAAACCAGGTATGGCTAACTTTGTACAATACCAGGAAGAACAAAAAGGTATACAAAGACATGAGCTACGAAAGACTCATGAAAAGATAAAAGAGATACAACATCTTATTAAACCCGCTCGATGGTTAGTACAAGTTCGTAATCCATTAACAAGATTTCTATCAGGTTATAATTATTTAATTAATACCTTTTATGGACAAGGAGAACGCTTTCCACAAATAGATACTGAAGATTTAGAATATGCTAATAATTTAACTTTCGAAGCCTATATTAATTGTTTAACAGATGAGGAAGCAAGAGTAGAATTGTTTATGTGGTTTGATAGAATACGAGGTAAGATAAGAAGTCTATCTGATGTCACACTAGCTTTTGAACGTCAGATATCTTGGTATGAATATGCAGAAGCGCCTGTAGCTATCTTTAGATTAGAGAATAAATCACTAGAGCAATACTTCCTGGATTTAGGTTATATACATAATATGCAAGAAAAGAAAAAGTCCGTACCAATGATTACAGTAAATGAATTAACAGATGAGCATCGTCAAGCTATTCGAAATTACTTTATAAAAGATTACGTTGCATTAGGTTATTAGGAGATATATGAAAAAAATAAAAATGGGTATAGTGGGTCATGGCTTTGTAGGTAAAGCTGTAGACTATGGATTCGAAACACCTTTCGTAGAAAAATTCTATGTAGATCCTAAATACGAAACTACTATAGATGATTTATTAAAATGGGGACCTCAGGTTACCTTTATTTGCGTGCCTACACCTATGGCACCTAATGGATCTATAGATGATACTATGGTATTAGATGCTGTATATAAATTAATAGCTCATAATGATGGTGGTATTGTTATCAAGTCAACTATTACACCAGACACTATACATAGAATATTAGTTAAATGTACTACTTTAGAAAAACAAAAACGATTAGTAGTTAATCCTGAGTTTCTGACAGAAAAGAATGCAGAAGAACAATTTGTTAATCCAGCCTTTCAAGTATTAGGTGGTCACCCTGAAGCTTCAGCTGCTGTATTAGATTTATATAAACATTACTCTATGATTAACAAATGTGAGTTTCATATGGTAGGAGCTATCGAAGCATCATTGATTAAATATGCTATCAATAGTTTTCTAGCAATGAAAGTAACTTTCTTTAATCAGTTGTATGACGTTACTATAGATGAAGGTGCAAACTTTAATACTTTAGTGCGCGCTATGGCAGCTGATCCTCGTATAGGTAATTCACATATGAAAGTACCTGGTTACGATAAGAAGAGAGGTTACGGTGGTGCATGTTTCCCTAAAGATGTTAGAGCGTTCACAAAGTATACAAAACGCTTGACATTATTGGAGGAATGTGATAAAATTAATAATTCGTATAGACAACGTTACTTAAAAGATGAACGGGAGGTTATGAACAATGTCAATTATGGACAAACTAAAGAAGAACAGTAGGCTAGCGCTTACAGAAGTTCTATCAGAGTCACCCTTCTTTACACAGAAGGAATTTACACCCACCTCAGTGCCTATGATCAACGTAGCACTATCAGGTGATTTAAATAAAGGTTTAACAGCTGGTTTAACAGTATTGGCTGGACCTTCTAAGCATTTTAAAACATCATTTGCTTTATTAATGGCTGCTTCTTATTTAAAGAAACATGAAGATGCAGTGATGTTATTTTATGATTCAGAGTTTGGTTCACCACAATCTTATTTTAAAACTTTCGGTATTGATACAAGTCGTGTACTGCATACTCCTATTACTAACGTAGAAGAGTTAAAGTTTGATATGATTAATCAGCTAGAGGCTATAGATAAAGATGATAAAGTTGTTATAGTCATTGATTCAGTAGGTAACCTAGCTTCTAAGAAAGAATTAGAAGATGCTATTAATGAGAAGTCAGTAGCTGATATGTCTAGAGCAAAAGCTTTAAAAGGCTTATTTAGAATGACTACTCCTTATTTGGCTATGAAGAATGTGCCATTGCTAGCTGTAAATCATACCTATAAAGAAATAGGATTGTTTCCTAAAGACATAGTAGGTGGCGGTACAGGTATCTATTATTCAGCTGATAACATATGGATTATCGGTAGAAGACAGAATAAGAAAGGTACTGAGGTCACTGGCTATGACTTTATTATTAATGTAGAGAAAAGTAGATATGTTAAAGAAAAATCTAAAATCCCAGTATCAGTCTCTTGGGAAGGTGGTATCAGTCGTTGGTCAGGTCTTTTGGATGTGGCTGTGGGCCTTGGTTTTATCAATAAGCCTTCCGCTGGTTGGTATTGTGTGGTTGATCCTAGCACCGGTGTTATTAGTGAAACGAAAGTTAGAGAAGCGCAAACTAATAACGAAGAGTTCTGGAAACCAATATTAGAGAATGAAATCTTCCAACAAAAGGTATCTGATGCTTACTCCATAGGAGGAGTATCCGGTATTGATTTAGACTTCGAAGAAGAGTAATGCCAGAACTAGACCTCTACAAAAAACTAGAAGGCATTGATTATGAATTTATTCCTGCAGTCGATGAAACACATCAGGATGCATGGGACGTTCGTATTCTTCGAGGCGATTATGTTGAGACGGTCATACGGTTTGGAGTCGTGAAAGTCGACGGTAAGAATCAGCAAATAAACTATAACTTTACTGTTATACAATCTCCCGACGCTGACCTTACACCAGCCTATGAACCGTTTCAACGAGAGGTTTCTAATATATTGTTTAACATTTTAGAAAACGCAGATGCAAGAGGCACGCTTGGAAAAAGAGAAGTCAAAGGGTAAGAAGATTCTTATTATGGGATTACCAGGAGCTGGCAAATCTTGGTTATCAGAAAGATTAGCTAAAGCTTGGAACGCTGCATGGTTCAATGCAGATCAGGTAAGAAGTATGGCTAACGATTGGGACTTTACAGAAGCAGGTAGAATACGCCAAGCACAACGTATGAAAAACTTTGCTGAATTTGAAACTAATCATGGTCGTTGGGCTATTTGTGATTTCGTTTGTCCTACACCTGAGACACGAGCTATGTTTAAACCTAATTGGATTATATGGGTTAATACTATACAAAAAGGTAGATATGAAGATACTAATAAAATCTTTGTACCTTTACAACCCCAAGAGCCCTGTAGGAATCGTATTACAGTCACCACATTAATGACTGATAAAGAGATAGAAGAATTTGCTAGAAGATATAGACCATGGATAGCCGCTTAAAATCTCTATACAAAACAGTATCTTGGAGGATGCTAGGTACCGGTTGTACTTTTATCATCGCCTATATTTTTACACGAGACTTAGATACATCTGCTATTATTATGATAGTAGATGGTTTTATTAAAATGATTGCTTATTATATACACGAGAGGTTATGGAATGGATTGGAGTAAACCCACAGTACAAATGTTAGGTAGATGGCAACCTTGGCATCAAGGACATACTGAGTTATTTAAACGCTGTCATGCTATCACAGGTCAAGTAGCTATTATGGTTCGAGACGTAGGTGGTAAAGATGCAGGAGTAGCAGGTCAAGATGATAATCCATTTGTCTTTAAAGATGTATCTAGACGTATTAATATAGCATTAACACAATTAGGTTATGGTAAAGATGATTTCGAAGTGATTTTAGTACCTAACATAGTGAATATATCTTATGGTAGAGGCGTAGGTTATACCTTTACTGAACATGATCTTGGTGAAGCTATACATAATATATCTGCTACTAAAATAAGAGCAGAGATGCGCGCCAACGATGAAATACCTGAGTATCGTCAAGAAAAGTTTCATTACATGTATGATGAGGATAGTCAAGAAGATTAGCTTGACATTCTTGTCTAAATCAGTTATAATTATTTTATGAATATATCCTTAGAACAAACTATTCTTCGGCATCTGTTAACGGATGCTAAGTTTATGCGTAAGGTATTACCTTATATACGCCCTGAATACTTTGATGGTGTATATAAACATTTATTTACTGAAGCAGGTAAGTTTGTTGCTAAGTATAATAAGCTTCCTAATCTAGAAGCTTTTAAAATAGAATTAGATCAATCTACTAAGTTTACAGATGAACAATACAATCATGCATTAGAGATACTACCTGTATTGTTCCAATCAGAAAAAGCAGATACAGAATGGTTATTGGACCAAGCAGAACGCTGGTGTCAAGATAGAGCTATTCATAATGCTATCATGCAATCCATTACTATCATAGATGGTAAACATGATACATTGACTAAGAATGCTTTACCTGATCTGTTACAAAAGGCATTGGCTGTATCGTTTGATGCTAACATCGGTCACGATTATATCGAAAACGTTGATGAACGATATGACTTTTATCATGCACAGGAAGAACGTATTCCCTTTGATTTAGATTATTTCAATCGAATTACAAAAGGTGGATTACCTCGTAAGACATTGAATATCGTTTTAGCCGGTACTGGTGTTGGTAAGTCTTTATTCATGTGTCACGCTGCAGCCAATGTACTGACTCAAGGTAGAAATGTATTATACATTACTATGGAGATGGCAGAAGAACGTATAGCAGAAAGAATAGATGCTAATTTGTTAGATGTACCTATAGATCAATTAGAGAATTTATCAAAGAGTATGTTTGTAGATAAAGTATCTGCTATTGCTAAGAAAACACAAGGTAAGTTAATTATTAAAGAATATCCTACAGGTCAAGCTAATACAGGACACTTTAGAGCATTATTAAATGAATTAAAGTTAAAGAAAAACTTTGTACCTGAAATGATCTTTATTGATTACTTAAATATTTGTTCATCTTCTAGAATGAAATCTATTGGTGGTTCTATTAATAGTTATTCATATATTAAAGCTATTGCAGAAGAGTTAAGAGGATTAGCAGTAGAGTTTGATTTACCTATTGTATCAGCTACACAGACTACACGATCAGGATATACTAATAGTGATCCTGGATTAGAAGATACTTCAGAATCATTTGGATTACCCGCTACTGCTGACTTTATGTTTGCTTTAGTGACTAATGAAGAAATGGAAACATTGAATCATATTATGGTAAAACAATTAAAGAATAGATATAATGATCCGACTACTTATAAAAGATTTTGTATAGGTGTGAATAAAAATAAAATGCGTTTGTATGATATTCCCGATGCAGAAAAAGACTTAGTAGACGATAGTCGTGATGATGGTCCTATATTTGATAAAACAACTATAGGTGCAAGTTTAAAAACATTAAGAGTATAATATGAGTCCTATAGAACAAATGCTGCTAACTATCGTGTTTATGATCGCTGCTTGGTGGTTAGGTAGAGATAATGGTTTACAGAGAGGTAGAGAAGAAATGTCTAGAGTATTCTATCTAGCTATAGAACAATTAGGTTTAGCCATGACGGTAGAAGGTAATAGGTTCGTGATACGAGAACAAGGTAAAGAGAAGGCAGCTGTAGAGTTGAAAGAGGAGTAATGTATTGTATTAATTTTTATGGTGGTCCTTGTTCTGGTAAGTCTACTTTAGCTG